CAGAATCAGCTATTGATGCTGATAATTTATTTTGGATTGAGCAAAGATTTGAAGGTCAAGATATCACAGGACTAAAAAATGGTACTTCTGATGCAGTAACAACAACTTTAAGCTTCCATGTAAAATCATCTATTACTGGTACATTTGGTGTAAGTTTATACAAACCAGAAAATACCGCTAGAATAATAAATGCTACTTATACTATTAATTCTGCTGATACATGGGAATCAAAAACAATTACTTTTGCGGGAGATACAAGTGGTGGTGGAACAAATAATGATAATACAGAAGCTTTAAGGGTTATTTGGCATTTAGCAAGTGGAGGGAATTACGATAGCACAAACTCTACTTCATGGGCGGATTATAGCACTACAAATTGGGCGGGAGGTCATGCACAAGATGGAGTTATAACAACTTCAAATGCAACTTGGCAACTTACAGGTGTCCAATATGAAATCGGGGAACAAGCTTCTGATTTTCAATTTGAATCATTTGGGGAAACAGTAACTAGGTGTCAAAGGTATTATTTTAAAATTCAAGCAGATGGAAGTGCCGATACTTTTGCTATGGGTTCAGTTATAAATACAACAACAACTGATCACAATGTTTCTTTTCCAGTACAAATGAGGGAAAGTCCTACTGCTATTGAAACATCAGGTACAGCATCAGATTATAATACATTTACTAACGGAACTGCTTATAATAATACTAGTGTTCCTAGTTTTACAAGAGCAACAACTATGACTGCATATTATAGGACAACTGTTACAAGTTCTTTAACAGCGGGAAAAGCGGGTATACACAGAGCAAACAACGCTGACGCTTTTTTAGCATGGAGTGCAGATTTATGAGTTATGAAGTTATTGATACTATTGAAGGTGTAGTTATTTATGGTGATGGCAAAAGAAGTTGTATTGGTATAGATAAAGTATTTCAACAATGGTTGAGAGAAAACAAAGATAATTTACCGAATGATATCAAAGCTAAAGTAGATGATGGCAGTCTTAAAATAGAGGAAGCAGACTAATGTCTAAACCTTCTATTCAAAGTATAAATTTAAAATTAGAAAAACATATAGCTGTAAGTGATGAAAGATTTATTGAGTTATTAAGTAGGGTAAAAAGATTAGAACATATAATGATAGGTACATCTGGCACAGCAATAGTAATGCTAATAGGTTTATTAGTGAGGTAAATTTGGTAGTTGCAGAAATTCTTACTGGTATTGCTCTAGTTCAAAAATCAGTAGAGTTTATAAAAAGCAACATCAGTACAGCAAAAGATATAAAAGACATAGCCAAGCAGATTGATGGGTTCTTTGAAGGCGAAGAACAAATGAATAAGAAGCAAGGCAAGGGCATGGGGATTGCTCAACAGTTTGGTATCGAATCAACAGCATCAGATTTTATTGATAGAAAGCTATTAGAAGAACAACGATATGAATTGAAACTTTTAATTGATAATCGTTTCGGGCATGGAACATGGAATCAGATTCTTTCTGAAAGAGCAGATAAAATAAAACAAGCAAAAGAAGCACAAAGACAAGCCAAATTAGAAGCCAAAAAACAAAGAGAAGAAGTTTTTGAAGCACTTAAATGGGTAGCATTTGGATTGTTAGGGATAGGTGTATTTATATTGGTACTTGTAATCGGTTTAAAAGCTTTTGCAGATGGTAAAATGTATAATGCACCCAAAGACTACACATACCAACAAAAGGTCTGGCAAGGCAAAATAGAGCCAAAGAAATACACAACTTGTAGATTAAAAAAAAGGCTAACATCTAAATTTACAAATAAAAAAGCTTGTATATATGAGGGAAATAACAAAACTTATACAATGATGATTGAAGTGTTTTGTCCTAGAAAATTCAAATGTGAGTATAAAACTTTAAATTCCAAAATGCCAGATATTGACAAAGTTATGGAAAGTTTAAGGAGCATAAAAGAATGATTACAGCTTTTATGTTATATTGTGCAATGCAACCAAGCCAGATGAATGAAGCAAAGATTTATTTCAAATCTATAAATGATTGTACATATTACGCTGAAAAATTAAGTGGTCAGCAATTTATGTCAGAAAATGGCAACCAGACATATGAGTGTCATTGTAAATTAGTTCCAAGTATTAACCCAAACAAAGTAAAGGTATATTGATGGAAAAAAAATTAGATACAAAAAAAATGTTTCAAAAACCAGTAAATATGAAGATAGATGAAAATAGTTTCGAATTATCATTAAGAATATTAAGTAATGAATTTGTTGCAATAAAGATTGGTTCTACAAATTTTTCTGGTAAACTAATAGCGGGTGGTATTTTATTATTGTTTTTTACCCTAATTTTATTGGAGGGTTTTGGTTTGAATGAGTTATTGATGCAATGAATGTAGAAACTTTTTTAAAATGGAAAATATTACCAAGATTAATGATGCTAGTAAGCACCATTATGTCTTGGAGATGTGCAGAATGGTTTATGGCACTTGAAGACCCGACAGCATCACAATCAGCGTTTGTATCGGTTGTTATGGGGGTTATGACAGGTATATTTGGTATTTGGATAGGTCAAGAACATAAGGTGGAAAAATGAACTTAGAAGAATTGAAAGAACATATTAAGTTTGAAGAAGGTGTAAAGCTAAATGATAATGGTGAACACATTTTGTATAATGATTCACTTGGATATAAAACTTTAGGTATCGGACATTTGGTAAAAGCTACAGACCCAGAAAACGAAATGGAAGTTGGAACAGTTGTATCACAAGAAAGAGTTGATGAATGTTTTGAAGCTGATTTAAAAATAGCAATAAAAGATGCTGAAACTTTTTGTGAGGGTATGGAAGTTGATGACAATATAAAAGAATGTGTAACACATATGGTATTTCAATTAGGTTTACCCAGACTAAATAAATTCAAAAATTTCAAACAGGCATTATTAGATGGAGATATTGAAACTGCACAAGCTGAAATGAAAGATTCCTTGTGGTATAGGCAAACAACAAATAGAGCAGATAGATTAATTGAAAAATTAGGAAAAAGTGCATGATTGCTAGTTTATTACCAGTTGCTTCAAAGTTACTTGGCAAATTTATTGAGGATAAAGACACAAAAAATAAACTTGCACATGAAATAGCTACTATGGCTGAAAAACACGCCCAAGCGTTAGCTATGGAGCAAATAAAGGTAAACATAGAGGAAGCTAAAGGTAACTGGTTTCAAAGTTCTTGGCGACCATTGATAGGTTGGATATGTGGATTGTCTTTAGCCATAAATTATATGGTTTCGCCAATTTTAGCGGGATTTGGTATTATTATTCCACAGGCTGATATGTCGGTAATGATGCCCCTTTTATTTGGAATGTTAGGAATAGCGGGTATGCGATCATATGACAAAACTAAAAAGGTGGACACAAAACAATGACAAAATTTTATATGAAGCTATATGACTTCTTTACAAGCATAGCCAATTATTTTTGGAAAAAAGCATTGCAACCGAAAAAAGAAAGGGTTTATCATGGCACTAACACAAAAACAAAAAAAGTTACCAAAAGCACTTCAAGAAGCAATTCTAAAAAGTCAAAAAAAAGGTAAGAAAAAAAAGAAAGGAAAGAAATAATGCCATATCATACTGGAAAAGGTTCACATTCTAAGGGAATGAAAAAGAAGAAAAAGAACAAAAGAATGAAGATGAAGAAGAAAAAGTAAATGGTTCTAGTAAAATCTATCAAAAAATTCACAGCTAAATTAAATAAAACTCAAAAGAAAGCTATGAATAAACACGCTAGGCATCATTCATTGAAACATATGAAGCAAATGGCAAAAGACCTAGAAGATGGGAAAACTTTTGGTCAAGCACATACAAGAGCAATGAAGAAAGTTGGTAAATGACAGGTTTTACAACAACAGCTACTATAATTGAATTAATAGGCAAAAGACCTATAAAATCAAAAAGAACAAGAACCAGAAAGAACAAAATGCCCTTTAAAGGCAGTTTAAAGGCGGTACAGCGACTTTTGCCCACTAGAAGGATAAAGTACTAGGTGTAATCCTCAACACCTCACAGGAATGTTTTTTTCAATGATTTGTTTGATTTGATCTAAACATTCAGTTAAACCCCCCTTGACCACAAAGTGAGGTGTACCAAGTGCTTTCGATTGTACCGCCCACAACTTTTGAGAATCAGACAATCTACCCTTTTCATTTTTCAGTTCAATATAAAGAACCCGCCCTTGTGGGTATTCAATAATTATATCTGGACAACCAGATTTCAAACCCATTTTTTTCATCTTTGCATGATAGGATATAGACCTTTTACCTTCATTAGGCACATGGAAATGTCTAAAAAAATAATATTTACCTAGATAGTTAAGATATTCATTACAGGCTATTTGAATGTCTGATTCTTTCGTCATAAGGGTCTGTATATTCTGTTTCACTTCCT